TTTTTAAGTTAGCAATGTTTGCTTCAGTGCCAGCACTAAAACTAAATCCGGCTGAACCTGCATTACCACTACCTATAGCTATACCATTTGTTACAATAGTATCTACAGGACTACCTGTACTGTTTGTAAATGTTTTTGTAAATGTTGCACTATAAGTTTCTGTGTGTGTTGGATGTGAACTTTTACCTGTGTTTGTAAACAAGTCTAATGTTTTAATTGTGTAACCTTGTTGAGCAGTTAATGCATTTTTTGTTCCATAAAGATCTTGTTGAGTTACAATACTTGTTGTTCTATCACTTCCACCACCAGCACCACCTCCAGCACCAGTTTGATTAAAAGGATTGCCACCTGTTGTTCCATCTGTTGCTACAAAAGATAATCTAGCTGGTGTGCTTTGATTATAAGTAATAAATGGATCAGTTGGTGCAGTTTTATCACTGTTCAATGCAAATATTGCCTGCATTCCAGTTGCTTTTCTAATAAAAACAGCCTTTTCTCTTGTTTCTGTAGTTAAAAGACCACTTGCATAAGGTGTAGCAGGTCCACTACCTGTGTATAATTTTATATTGTTATTGTCTATTTTGTCTATATAGAAAGCTGTTTGACTAAGACCACTTGGGTCTACAGTAACATCAACTTGATCATTATCAGCAAAGTGTGTTGCTGTATTATGAACCAATTGCCAAATTGGATTACCACTGCTGTCAACTTGACCTTGTTTACTAGTAACTGTTACATTGTATGCTAATTTTGCAAATACTGTCATAGGGTGACTGTAGAAATCAAATATACTTAGATTTGTTCCATACTTTAAATCATCCCAATAGTTTATAAATTGAGATCCATATTGAGGAAGAAGAGGAAGAGTATTAGTGCCCCACCAAGTTATAGGAAATGCTTTATATTGTCCATTTAGTAAACTATAAAATTTACCTAACAAACCTGTTGTAGCAATATAAACTGTTCCACTTCCAGTAGGTGTTGTGCTGTTTGCTGTAAATAATGTATTTAAATTATTATCTGCCGCACCTAATGCTGTAAAATCTGTTGTTCCAAGTGTTTTAATCATATAAACACCACCACTTTCTATTTGTGTTGCATTTACTACTGCCGCATAGTAAGTTGGATTTATGTAGGCTGTGCTACTATTATTTGGCCATGTAAATAAATTTTTCATTATGCTATACCTGGTTTCCCTCTCCTGTTGTAGGCATTTTGTATTATGCCTTCAATTGAACCTTTGTTATCCAACAAGAATTGTGTTCCTGTTTGTGTATCAATTGCATTAATATTTATGGTCACTGCTCCACCCATTTGACCCATAGGTGTTATGTTTGCAGGACCTGTTATAAGTTCTGGTCCAGCTTCTCCTACAAGTCCTACTTGACCTGTGCCCAAGTAACCACCATCTGCAAATAAGCCTCCAAAGAAACTTCCTATGCCACTGACAGCACTACTAAAGAAACTGCCTATGCCACCGCCTCCACCAAAGAGACTACCAATACTGCTAAAGAGGCCACCGCCTCCTCCGCCGCCACCAAAGATGCTACTAAAGATATTTGCAATACCACTACCACCTCTGAGTGCATCATTAATCAATGATGTCATTGTGTTAGCAAAGAAGCCTTGGAAATCTGATAGTGTTAGTTTACCATCACTCAATGCATTGTTTAAACTACCTGCAAAATCATTTTCTATTGTGTGACTTAGATTGTTAAAGTCTTGTGTTACTGCTGTTGTTGCTGTTGAACTTGTTTGTTGCATACCTGTGGACATTCTTGTAAACTCACTAAGAACACCATTAACCATATCAGGTACAATTGATCCACCAACAACCTTTTGATACATATTGTTGAAAAAGCCTGTAACACTATCTGTCATGTTACCAGCTGTATCTACAACACTATCTTTCATACTAGTGAAAGATCCAGTTACACCATCTTTAAGTTCTTTGGCTTTATCACCAATAGCACTTAACCCATCAACTACCTTTGTAAAGAAGCCTACTAATGATTCTATAATAGTTTGAATCCCTTCAAAAGCCGCCTTTAAAGCGGGTATAGCCGCCTCTACAAGCGGACTAATTGCTGTAGCTATACTACCTAGTACCTCAAACAATGCCTTCATAAATGGCACTATAACTTCACTTAAAATTGTACCTATCAAGCTGAATACAGGTTGTAATGTTTCAAATGCATTTTTAACACCTTCAATGAATGCTGGCATTTTTGCCAATATATTTTCTGCTAGGTCTACTAACATTGGTAAGAGAGGTGTTATGGCATCTGTCATTAATTGTTGGAAAGCCATTTCTAGTCTACCTACAGTATCATTGAATTTCTCTGCATTTTCTCCTGCTTCAAGACTTACAATATTGCTGTTTGCTTCAACATCTTTCATTATTGCCGCAAGTCCTTCAGCATCACCTGCTATACTTGCAAATTGTTGTTGGATAAGAGGTCCAGCTCTACCACCAACTACTTTTGCAAAGTCTTCTGTTGTGATTGTGCCTTCATTCAAGGCATTGATCATTGTTTGTAAAAGTTCTGGTCCTGTTTTTAGTTTACCATTCATGTCTAATAAACTGTCACCCAGTTTATCTGTTATTTTGGCAAAACTCTTTTGTCCTTCTGTTCCTGCTTTCAATCTACTTGTAGTTTGAAGCATTGCTCTTTCAAAAGTAGAGGCATCAATACCTGCCTCACCCATTGCTGTTTGTAAAACTTGGAATCCTTTGAAGGCGGCATCACTACTAGCGGCACCTGCCATTCTAGCACTTTTGGCTAAATTATCAAAACTATCAATTGTATCTTTTACTTTGTTGGCTACACCAAAAGCGGCCAAAGCACCACCGGCGGCTATAAGAGCCCCTTTTAGTTTACCTGCACTAATACTTAATCCACCAAGACCTTTATTGATACCACCTATGGCACCTTTGGTATTGTCTTCTGCATTAATTTTAATTTTATAATCTGCCATTACCTAGTCCTTCTTTTCCCTTTTTGTTGGGCTTTCTTTTGTTGTCTAGCTTGGAATTCATAATACTTAACCCAGCCTTTCAACTCTAGAATGCTGACATTGTGCATCACCCAAGATACAGTCTGTCCTAAACTTTCTGCCAGCTTAAACAAGAACAGTATATCTGTATCTTGTGTTAGTTTCCCAATTCTGCTTCAGCTTTACCTACACCGCTGTTCATTTCTGTAACAACTCTAGTTAAAACTTCTGGGTCAACTTCATTCTTAATAATTTGTCTCTCACCAGCTTGAAAGATTGCCTTACCTTCACTGTCTTTAGATCTTACAATAAGTGTTTCAATCAATGCATCTACCAATTGACCTTTGTTGTGAAATTCTAAAACCTTTGATTGCTCTGCAAGTGTGAAAGCAGGTCTGTAATAAATTGTAGTTTCCCATTCAGGAACTTCAATACCTTTTAAGCCACTTGAAAGTGTTTCTTTAAAATGACTTGTTGCTTTTGCTAATACTTTATTTTTCATTATCTTTTCCTTGTTTTTCTAAGAGCAGGTTCAACTATTCCTGTGGGAGCTTGTCTACTACTGCCATCATCTAATACTCCAATATATGGAACATCATTCTTTGCTATAGGTATGGTTCCTCCCTTACCTATACTCTTTCTTTGAAAAGTATTCTGCCAACCATTTCTAGCTCTACCAGTTCTGATTGGTGTAGTAGTCTTCAAAGTACTAATATAGTCTTTGACAAATTTGGATAGATCAGTGTTGATTTCAGTAGACAATTCTCTCATTGTTTTTCTTGCTTCACTCACTAACCTATCCTCCTTTGATTAAGCTAAATTGTTGTCAACTGTTAAAGTGCCTGTTCCTTGAAAAGAAACACTTGCTCTCATAACATCTTCTAAGTCTTGAGTATACTCAATACCTGTAATTAACACATCACCTGAAAGTTTCATGTCTGTATCACTTGCTAGTGGATAACAGAAAATTGTTCCTGTGTCACCAATTGCAAAGATTGTATCTACTGAACCAGAGTCTGCTGAATCAGTCCATACAATGTCAGCTGTACCTTCCCAAGTCTTAAGACCTGGTGTGAAAGATCTAAAAGTATCACCCATAGCTGATGTTTCTATTGCATTAGCCTCAGATGAGATAGACCAGTTAGTTACTTCAGTTACATTTGTACCAGAAGATTGACCTACTGCTGTGTTAAAGTGGAGTGCTCCACCTTGTCCTGCATATGTTGCCATAATTATACCTCTCTTTAGATATCATAATGATATTCTATGCTGAATATCATTCTACAACTAGCATAAGGTTCTGATTCACCTATTTGAACTAGTTCTATTGTTGTTAAACTACAATCCTTTGCAGTTCCACCTAGAGTTTTATCAAGCGCCAATTGGCTCTCAATAGCATCTACTACTAGATTTCTTTGTTTGTCTCTTTCTTTACCACCAACTACAATAACACAATCAATTTCCATCATACTTCTTCTGGTTCTTGTTGCACCCATAGTTAAGTTTTCTCTGTCTTCACTGACAGTTTCAACATAAACAGCAGGAAATGCTGTCTTGGGTAATTCAGAAACTATAATTGGATCTCTTTGAACAACACCAAGTTTGATAGTGTTCATAGATTTCAAAGTAGAAACAAACTCACTAACTATACTCTCTCTAGACATTATCTGTACAACCTATCTTGTCTAATTCTATCAACTTCAGTATCTGGATCAACTGATCCACTTCCATCTTTGTCATATTCAATACCTAAACCAAATTGTAAATCAAATTCTTCATTGAATCTTTCTTTGTAAAAAGTAAGTTGTTCTCTGAAAGGATCACCTTCTGGTCTAAATGTAGA